ACAGCAAGAACAATAACATTAGCTGGTGATTTAAGTGGATCCGTATCTATAGATGGTTCTGCTAACGTAACATTAACAGCAACTGTAAATGACGATAGTCACGATTTAACATGGGCTAATATAGATGGTGAAACAGCAAACTCTGTAAATAGCTGGGGTGGTTTAAGACATCAAACAAACGACGGTTATATAGATTTTGGGCCTGCTAACACTAGCCACGCTCATATCTATACTGATAGACCTAACTTCTACTTCAATAAAGAACTCCTCGTTAATAACCAGCAGGTTTTTCACACGGGTTACCACCCAAATGCAGACACTTGGACAACAGCTAGAACTATAACTATAGGAAGCACCGGAAAGTCAGTAAACGGATCAGGAAACGTGAGTTGGAGCCTATCTGAAATAGGTGCTCAAGCTGCTGGCAGTTATGCAGCATCTTCACATACCCATGCAGCTGGAGATGTTACTTCAGGAACGTTTGCAACAGCAAGGATCCCCAATTTAGACGCTTCTAAAATAACTTCTGGAACGTTTAGTGATTTGTTTGCTAATAGCACTAGATATAATTTTGGGCTTATAGACGGAAACTCAAGCCAAACAAGAGATAAATTAAGAGTTTGGAACAGTAGTTCTTATACTATAGGTATGAAGAGCGGCTTTACTTTTGGACATTTAAATGACTACGCTATGTCATTCCAAATGAACAATGATAATGATAGAGGCTGGTGGTGGGGAGATGATGCACACACGGATGCGCAAGGCGCAATGTCATTAACTACTAATGGTAGACTAACTGTTGCTACATCATTATCTATTGGGCAAGGGGAATCTATTACATCAGCATCAACGGTACCTTTATTTGTTGACGGCTTCGCTGTATTTGATACAACAAGCGGAACTGAGCCTGTATGTATAACTAGATCCGGGAGCACTTCACAGGAGGTTTTAAAAATAGGTGTAACTGATACTGTTGCAACATTTAATTATATAGAAGACACGTCAAGCGAAGGCACAAATAATTTTGGTACGTATCAATTTCAACTAGGGGGTAATAACGGCGAATCAACTACTACTGCTTTTTTAATAGGACAAAACGGAATTCAAGCAGAGCAATTTTATGATTACAATAATACAAATTTTAGAGTTAACCCCAGTACAGGACCGAATCTTGTTTTATCAGGGAGTAGCTATATAAGAGCTTATCACCCGAGTTGGACTACCACAACAACGCATGACATTTTTTACGGAGGCTGGACATCAGGAACCGGAGATTATATTTATGTAAAAGCACCTGGCAACTCGGCTACTGATTTTGGAACTATGCTTATGGCAGATAATGTATTTGCCGTAGGTAGAGATAATAGCTCTACAGGGGGCGTAAGCAGCAGTTCTACAGCACCCCTTGACAGTACATGGGCGTATATTAAATCTACTGGAGTTTATGCGCCAACATTTTACGATTCAAATAACACAAACTATTATGTAAATCCCTCAAGCAGCAGCAAGTTGTACCAGTTATCTATGTTTGGGCACAGTATAAACTCAGGTCAAGTTATGCTTGTGCCAGATAAAACTACATATAGTAGCGGTGCAGGGTTTACAAATATGACGTATCGTAAACTTAACGTATCTTTGTCGTACACTCCTGAAACTGTTGTTTCTTTCCAAGCGGGAACCACCCAAAAGGGATCTATTGGAATGAACGCCTATGGAACGCAATTTAATACAAGCGGTTCAGATGAAAGATTAAAAGAAAATTTTGAAACTTGGGATGAAAACGTATTAAATAGTTTTGAAACAATACAGCCTAAAAAGTTTAATTTTAAATCAGAACCGGAAAATTCACAAAAAACAAAAGGATATATAGCTCAGGAGATGGTTGATAAATTTCCAGAAGCTTATCCCTTAATGGCAAATGAAGACGGAGAAAATCGTTATATGTTTAATCCGTCAGGCATGACAGTGTACTTAATGAAAGCGGTTAAAGAACTTATTGAAGAAAATAAACAATTAAAGCAAAGAGTAGAAGTTTTAGAAAATCAATAAAACAAGTGATTATTAAACATATAGTTAAACAATAAATTATAAATTATGAATATGAGTTATGAGTGGAAGATTACGGCTTTAAAGCAAGCACCCACGTTAGACGGATTGTCGAATGTAATCACAAATATAAATTTCGAATATAAAGGAACAGATGCCGACTCAGGTGAATCTGCTGTGTTTTATGGGGCTTGTCCTACAGGTGCACCTGATTCTGAAAACTTCACAGCTATAGGTGATCTTACCGAAGCAGATGTTATTGCTTGGGCACAGGCTAATCATCCTACAGACCATATGGACGAAGTTATTCAAAAAGAAATAAGCGCAAAAATTACACCAACAAATGTAGAAGTAACGGGAGATGATGTTTCCTGGTTGGATTCAGAAGAATCTGAATCATCAGAATAACCATTAACCACAATTAATTGTGTTATAGAAGATGTTCCGTGGCGAGCAAAAAAAATTAGTATATTTGTAAAAATATAATTTAGTAAAATGGCAAAAAGTAAAAAACCAGAAGTGGTAAAACTTGATGATTCAGTTGTTGAAGAACTAAAACAACTAAGAACAGAACAATCCAACACACAGCTTGATATTGGCGCACTGTCTACACAGCAACACATTTTGCAAAACAGAATGGTTGATCTTGGTCAGCAACTCCAAGGAAAGTTAAATGAATTAGAGAAAGAGCACGGACATGGCTCTATCGACCTAGAAGCGGGTGAGCTTCATTTGGGTGCTCCAGACAATGGAAATTCGTAAAATATCCATAGGGTCTGATTACAAGGGCAGCGCCATGCATTACATCGTTAACCAAGATGTTTTGAATGGCGCTTATACCATACACCTCATTGACTTTGATGAGGACAAAATCTCTTTCCGTGTATATGTAGAAAAGAACAACGAAGTTTTTTTATGGAAAGAGTTCAATAAAAACATACCTGTATCTGTTGAGTACAATATAAACTTTTAGGATGAAATCTCCTTACTACTTCATTATCAAGCCGCTAGGCGACGAATACAATAATGAGGTGGAGATATCAGGGCAAAAAATCATAGTCAACTCTACGGTTGAGGATCATAAGCATGTAAATAGACTTGCGGAAGTTGTTTATGCTCCAAGCAGGAGTACAAAAGTCAAGTCTGGCGACATAATAGTCGTACATCACAATATATTCAGGATATACTACGACATGAAAGGTAGGGCAAAGAAATCGCCCAACTACTTCAAAGATGGTATGTATTTTATAGATGAATATCAGTTTTATCTTTACAATGACGGAAAAGAGTGGAAGTCAGTTGGCAATTATTGCTTTGTCCAGCCAATAGATAAAGAAAATTCTTATCTTTATGAGGAGGGTACAGAGCTCAACACCGGGTATGTTGTATACGATAATGATTACCTAAACGACCTTGGTGTTAAATTAGGCGATAAAGTAAACTTTACTAAAAACAGTGAGTATGAGTTTACTATAAACGGCACTGTTTTGTACCGCATGAGAACTAACGATATATGCGCCTTGCTATGAAGGATGTAAATAAAATAAAAGAAAGAATCATAAGGGCTGGGCATGAGGCTGTCAACCAGCTTATAAAGGTTGCAGAAGAGGAGATCATAAAGCCAGACCCAGATGATGAGCTTGCTGCAGACAGGTTAAAAAATGCTGCTGCTACAAAAAAACTAGCGATATTCGATGCGTTTGAGATACTTAATAGAATCGAAAACGAAAAGAATTTGATAGAGAACCCAGAGGAGGAGAAAACTAACTTAACAGGTGGCTTTGCAGAACGAAGATCTAAATAACTTAGGTGTTGTACTAAAGGACTTTATACCAAAAAAGATCTTAGATGACACGAACAAAAAGAAGGGGTTCCGTTATGGGTATGACCCTGATATAGATGCTGTTGTAATATCTAAAGACGGTACGGTAGGGAATGTGGTCAGAATTAATCATTTAAACATAGCTCTTCCAAAAAAACCTGCAGATATTCATAAAAGGGCAGCTAAACGGAAAGATCAGTTCTGGGAAGCATCTGAGTACCCAAAACAACTACATCCATTACAGACAATCTTTCAGTGGAATGAAATGCCACGTGACTTCAAAGAAACTTGGGTTCCTTATATAGAAAAGGAGTTTAACTACAGAGAAAACGGTTATTGGTTTTACAATAATGGAACACCAACTTACATTACAGGTAGCCACTACATGTACTTACAATGGACTAAAATTGATGTAGGTAAGCCTGAGTACAGGGAGTCAAATAGAATATTTTTTATATTCTGGGAAGCCTGTAAAGCAGATGCTAGGTGTTATGGGATGTGTTACTTAAAGAACAGACGATCTGGATTCTCTTTTATGTCATCTGCAGAAACTGTCAATCAGGCCACTATAACATCAGATGCTAGGTTTGGGATATTGTCAAAGACAGGTGCTGATGCAAAGAAGATGTTTACAGATAAGGTTGTACCTATATCCGTCAACTATCCATTCTTTTTTAAACCCATACAAGATGGTATGGATAGGCCGAAGTCTGAGTTAGCCTATAGAGTTCCAGCCTCAAAACTTACAAGAAAATCAATAGCTAACACAAACATTGTCAGTGACTTACAGGGACTAGATACTACAATAGATTGGAAGAATACTGGGGACAACAGTTACGATGGTGAAAAACTTGCACTTCTTGTTCACGATGAAAGTGGTAAGTGGGAAAGGCCAGATAACATACTAAACAATTGGAGGGTAACAAAAACATGTTTAAGGCTAGGTAGTAGAGTTATAGGTAAGTGTATGATGGGCTCAACAAGTAACGCATTAGACAAAGGAGGAGATAATTTTAAGAAATTGTTTTACGACTCTGATCCAACAACACGCAACTCAAACGGCCAAACAAAAAGCGGCATGTATAGCTTGTTTATTCCTATGGAGTGGAACATGGAGGGGTTTATAGATAAGTATGGGCAACCTGTTTTAGAGACACCAGATTCGCCAATAACCAGCGTAAATGGTGATGACATTCACCAAAGCGCATTACAATATTGGCAAAACGAAGTGGATAGTCTCAAAAATGATCCAGATGCATTAAATGAATTTTACCGTCAATTCCCACGTACTGAGTCACATGCGTTTAGAGATGAGTCAAAGAACACCTTATTTAATTTGACAAGAATATATGAGCAGATAGATTACAACGATTCATTTGCTATCAAATCAAGTGTAAGTAGGGGAAACTTTTACTGGAAGAATGGTCAAAGGGATACAGAAGTAGTGTTTTCTCCTGATAGAAAAGGTCGGTTTTTTTTAAGTTGGATACCATCCAAAGAAATGATGAACAATGTAGAGGAAAGAAACGGACGTAAGTTCCCTGGTAACGCTCATATAGGAGCCTTTGGTTGTGACTCATATGATATATCAGGAACAGTTGGTGGTGGTGGATCAAAAGGATCTTTGCATGGAATGACTAAATTTCATATGGATGACGCTCCAACTAATATGTTTTTCCTAGAATACATATCTAGACCTCCAACAGCAGAGATATTTTATGAAGATGTGTTAATGGCTTTACATTTTTATGGCATGCCAATTCTTGTCGAAAACAACAAACCTAGATTGCTATATTATCTCAAGGACAGGGGTTACAGGCCTTTTTCTATAAATAGACCAGATAAACATAAAAACATACTGTCAAGAGCAGAAAAAGAGCTCGGTGGCATACCTTCATCTCAATCCGTAATTTCTGTACATGCAGAAGGTATAGAAAGCTTTATTCAAACTCATGTTGGTGTGATAAAAGATGAAAGAGATACGGACTTTGGAAGTTGTGGAAATATGTTTTTTAATAGAACTTTGTTGGATTGGGCAAACTATGATATAAATAACAGAACCAGGTTTGATGCCACAGTAAGTTCGGGTTTTGCGATTATGGCAAATCAAACGACAAAGAATAACAGACAAGAAAAACGTAATCAAATAAATCTTAACTTTGCAAAATACAGTAACAAAGGTTTTGTTAGTGAAATTATTAGGTGATTATGATAAATAAGCCGAAGTTCATTTCAGGCAGTGGTTTTCCTAATCAATTTGTGTCAGACATAGAGAAGGATACTTATGAGTATGGTCTCCGTGTTGGGCATGCTATTGAGTCCGAATGGTTCGCAAGAGACCACGGAAGTAGTATATATGGGGAAATAAGATCTGAATACTTAACTAGAAGATTGTACGCTAGAGGGCAGCAGCCTGTCGATAAGTACAAAAACGAATTAGCCGTCAACGGCGACCTTTCTTATTTAAACCTTGATTGGACACCTGTCCCTATCATCCCTAAGTTTGTGGATGTTGTTGTCAATGGTATATCTAACAGATTGCTTGATGTTAAAGTAGAAGCGGTTGACGACTTGTCTTCTATGAAAAGGGAAGTCTTTAAGATGGATATGATGTCTGACATGATAGGGCGACCAGCTTTGTCTATGATCAAACAAAACACAGGTGTTAATGTTTTCAAATTTCCAGAAGATGAAATACCAGAGTCTGAAGAAGAACTAGGGATATATATGAAGCTCAAGTATAAGCAAGGTGTGGAGGTCGCAGAAGAGGCAGCTATCAAAACCATTTTAGAGCTTAACGAATATGACGAGCTAAAAAGAAGAATAGACGAGGATAACGTTGTTCTTGGTATTTCAGCGTTGAAACACTCGTTCGATCCGCATCATGGCGTTAGACTAGAGTATGTGGATCCTGTAAACTTTGTTTATTCACCAACAGAAGACCCCAACTTCAGGGATTGTTATTACTTTGGGGAGGTTAAATCAGTACATGTTACTGAAATTAAAAAGATCAACCCTAATCTTACGCAAGAAGAGATAGAAGAAATATCAAAGCTTGCTAGTAGATTTGATGGTTATAGAAGCACTCAGAACCTACAGAGTCAGAGCGGGTTAGATAAATCCAACGTCAGTCTTCTTTACTTTTGTTACAAAACAGACCGAGAGGTTGTGTACAAGGTAAAGCAAAACCAAAACGGTGGCGAAAAACCACTGAAGAAAGACGGAAACTTCAATCCTCCCAAGACTGAGCAAGCTAGATTTGAAAGAGTAGCCAGAAGAATAGATGTATGGTATGAAGGTGTACTTGTGTTAGGAACAAACCATTTGTTGAAATGGGGTATAATGAGCAATATGGTTAGGCCTAAATCAGCTTTCCAAAAAGCTTTACCTCCATATGTTGTTTCAGCTATTAAAATGTCAAAGGGTAATGTTGATTCTCTGGTAAAAAGAATGATCCCTTTTGCAGATCAAATACAACTTACCCACCTTAAACTTCAACAGGTAGTTGCTAAAATGATACCTGATGGTGTGTTTATTGATGCCGATGGACTAAATAGTGTCGACTTAGGTAATGGGGCTTCGTATAACCCTTCTGAAGCTTTGTCAATGTATTTCCAAACAGGTAGTGTCATTGGAAGGAGCTATACGGAAGACGGCGACTTTAATAACGCTAGAGTTCCTATCCAGGAGTTAACTAGCAGTGGATCAAATGCTAAAATCGCAAGTCTTATTAATATGTACAACTACCAGCTTAACATGATTAGAGCTGTAACAGGTATTAATGAGGCTAGAGATGGAAGTAATCCTGATCAATATGCTCTTGTAGGTCTACAAAAACTTGCTGCCCTTAACAGCAACACTGCGACAAGACATGTTATACAGGCCGGTATATTTCTTACAAAAAGACTTGCAGAAGCGATATCATACAGAATATCGGATATATTGGAGTATGCCGACTTTGCCGACGATTTTGCAAAAATGATAGGGAAAAACAATTTTGAGATTGTTCAAGAAGTAAAATCATTACACTTGCATGACTTCGGTATATTTATAGAAATAGAGCCAGATGAAGAAGAAAGACAAATGTTGGAGCAAAACATTCAGCAATCAATCCAGTCAGGACAAATAGGGTTAGAAGATGCTATTGATATTCGTAGCATAAAAGATATTACTCTTGCAAACAGCTTACTTAAAACTCGAAAGGTAAAGAAAGAGAAGAAAGAAATGGAGAAACAACAGGCTGCGATACAGATGCAAACTCAGTCGAACACACAGTCAGCTCAAGCAGCTTCTCAATCTAGGATGCAAGAGGAACAATTCAAAACTCAATCTGAATCACAGATGGAGCAGATGAAGGCTGAGTTAGAGTTACAGCGTATGCAAGCTAAACAGCAGCTTGATGCGGAGATGCTGAGACTCAAGCACCAATTCGACTTGGAATTAAAACAAGCAGAGGCTAATGTTTTTAAGGGTAGAGAGCAGTACAAAGAAGATCGAAAAGATAAAAGAACAGACAAACAAGCTTCTCAACAGAGTAGACTTATCAGACAACGCAAGGAAAATACACCGCCCGTAGACTTTGAGGGGGAAGGTGAAAAGCCTAATGTTTTGGCTAACTTTAGAGCTATGATGGGTCAAGAAAACGCATAGTTTTTTTTAATAATTTTGTACCATAAAATTTAATCTAATATTATTATGAGTGATGTAAATCAGGACGTTGACTTTAAAGTCGATTTGTCTAAACCTCCTGTAAAAGAGGAGGAGGCAAAAGTCCAAGAACCAGAAACAACTGAAGCAGAGCCTCAAAAGGAGAAAGTTGCTGAAGTGAAGGAAGAAAATACAGTTGATCAAAACGAAGAGGTGGTTGTAGAAGAGCAACAGCCTGAATCAACTGAAACTGAGCCAAAGGAAGAAAAACCACAAGAGCTCACAAAAGAAGACATTATAAATGATTATCTAACAGATAGATATCAGATTAATGCAAAAGAATTAGAAGACGTTCTTTCAAATAATGAAGAAGTACTAGACCTTCCAGAAGAAGTTGAAAAGTACTTGCAATACAAAGAACAAACCAATCGTGGTTTGAGAGACTTTGTTAAAGCTAACGAAGATGTAAGTGAATACGAGGATCAGTCTTTGTTACGTGAGTACTACATGCAAACTAATCCAGAGCTGGATGATAACGACATTAGCTATCTAATCAATGAAAAATACGAAGTTGATGAAAATGTCGATACAGAAAGCGACAGGAAAAGGAAGAGTTTAGAGAAAAAGCAAGAGCTGCATAGAGCAAAAGAGTATTTTAATAATATGCAGGAAAGATATAGAGCACCACTTGAGTCAAGTATGGATGCTTTTCCTGATGATGTTAAGAAGGCTGTTGAGTTCTACCAGCAATATAATGATGAGGCTGCAAACCAAGAAAAACTGTCTAATGAGCAAAGAAAGATATTTGAGCAGAAGACATCAAGTTTTTTTAATGACAAATTCAAAGGTTTTGAATACAATCTCGGCGAAAAAACTGTGACCTACAAGCCAAAAAGCGTTACTGAAGTTGCTGAAAAACAATCAGATTTAAACAACTTTATACAACGTTTTGTGGATGAAAAAGGTTTCTTGAAGGACGCAAATAAATATCATCAATCTTTACACATGGCTATGAACCCAGAGGCTTACGCTAAGTTTTTTTATGAGCAAGGTAAAGCCGATGCGGTTAATGAAGTGGTCAAGGATGGAAAGAATATTGATATGAATGTGCGCACAAACGTTGATTCATCGAAACCCGGAACTAAATTTAAGGTTGTAGATAGCAGCCAAGGGTTTGGATCTGGACTTAAGATTAAAAAAAGATAAATAAAAACCTTTAAAGACATTTAAAAAATGGCACAATCTATTAATTTTGACGGGGGAGGAACCGGTACAGTTGCGATTAGCGGTTCTACATCCCTAACTCCTGCTCCAGGAAAGTCGTTAGCTAACACTAACTACCTTTCTAATAGCAGTTATACATTTGCTCAGCAATACTTACCAGACTTGTATGAGAAAGAATTTGAGCGTTACGGAAATCGTTCTGTAGCATCTTTCTTACGTATGGTAGGTGCTGAAATTCCTTCTAGCTCTGACTTAATCAAGTGGAGTGAGCAAGGAAGATTGCACTTACAAGATACAGGTGCAATTCACTCTGACGGTGAAACTATCGACGGCTTAACTGCTCACAGTTTCCGTGTAAACCAAACTATTATCATTTCAACAGCTAATGCAGCTTCTCAGGCTAAAGCTCTTATCACAGGCGTTGCTACTGACAGCATCACTGTTAAGACATTTGCTACGTTAAGCTTAATAGACTCTGCAAGTTCTGGTGATGGTGCTGGGCCTTTCGATAACGACAACGCTGTGACAATCTTTGTTTACGGTTCTGAATTTAAGAAAGGTGTTGCTGGTATGGATGGATCTCTTGAAGCAGACTTCGAGTCTAAAGAGAACAACCCAATCATTATCAAAGATAAGTATGAAGTTTCAGGATCTGAAATGGCTCATATCGGTTGGGTTGAAGTAACATCTGAAAATGGTGCATCTGGATACCTTTGGTACTTAAAGTCAGAAAGTGAAACAAGACTACGTTTCGAAGATTACTTAGAAACTTCAATGATTGAAGGCGAGCCTGCAATCAATGATGGTACTATCACTTCTGCAGCTCACACAGCTGGATATAAAGGTACAAAAGGTCTCTTCTATGAAGTAGAGAACAATGGTAACACTACTAGTGGAACTATTGACTCTAGAGAGGATCTAGAAGCTTTAGCTAAAGTCCTTGACAAAGAAGGTGCGATCCAAGAAAACGTGATTTTCGCTAACCGATCAACTTCTTTTGATATTGACAAAGTATTAGCTGCTCAAAACAACTCAGGAGCATCAACTGCTTCTTACGGTTTGTTTGACAATGATGAAGATATGGCATTAAATCTTGGATTTACAGGGTTCCGTATCGGGTATGACTTCTACAAGTCTGACTGGAAATACCTTAACGACGCTACTACTCGTGGCAACGTTGGAGGTGTTGATGGTATCGTTGTACCAGCAGGTACTACAACTGTTTATGATCAAGTACTAGGAGAAAACGCTAAGCGTCCATTCCTACACGTTCGCTACCGAGTATCTCCAACTGAAGACAGAAAGTATAAGTCTTGGGTTGTTGGTTCTGCAGGTGGTGCAGCGACTACTGATAAAGACAACATGGAGGTTCACTTCTTGTCAGAGCGTGCGCTTTGTACAATGGGTGTAAACAACTTCATTTTGATGCAGTAATATTACATAAGGAGGGAGCTTATTTAAGTTTCCCTCCTTTTTTTTAAATTAAATCAAATTATAATAAAATGGCAAAAACTATTACAGTATCTGGGTATAATGCACTTTTCCCAGATTTTGAACAAAAAACAAGGGTGTTCATTCTAACCGGAAACAAAGCACCCATCCGATCAATGATATCGGTAAAACACACAGGTAGAAAACCTCTCACTTATTTTGATGGCAAACTAAACAGAGCATTACGTTATGCTACGAATCAACTAAGTCCTTTTGTTGATGAGCAAGACGGTGTTGTTACTTTAGAGCCTATTGTTTTTGAGAACGGCAAGCTTATCGTTCCTGATTGGAATGTGAACTTGCAGAAGTTTTTATTAATACATCCTGACTTCAACAAGAAATTTATTGAGCTTGATAAGGAGAAGAATGCGAGTAAACAGGTAGAGAGTATTTACTCAGAACTTGATGCTCAAATCGCAGCTAAAGATATGGATATCGAAGACTTGGAAGCTATAGCCAGAGTGACTATGAAGTCCAATGTTAGCAATTTAACATCATCGGAGTTGCGTAGAGATATGATTATATGGGCTAAAAACAATCCAGGTGAATTTATGGCACTTGCTGATGACGAAAATCTAAAGTTGAGAAACGTAGCTGTTAGAGCAGTTGAACTAGGTATTCTTCATGTTAAAGGTGACAATAGAACTGTAACATGGGCTGATGATCAAAAAAATAAACTAATGGTGGCTCCGTTTGGAGAAAACCTATATCATTCATTAGCTTTGTTCTTTAAGACAGACGAAGGTCTAGATGTGCTTCAAAAGATTACGAATAAGCTATAAGCACAAACAAATCCGTGAAAGGGGGAGGTCGCAAATTGTGACCTCTTTTTTTTTGTACTTTTGTAGAAAATATATCCTATGATTAATAGCGTTAGAAACACTGTTTTGTTTTTGCTAAACAAGGACAATAGAGGGTATGTATCACCATTAGAATTTGACTATTTTGCTAAGCAAGCTCAGTTAGAGATATTCGAGCAATACTTTTCCGATTACTCTAGAGCTGTTGCTGCCCAAAACTCAAGAAAAAAAGCACTGAACTATGGTGATAGCGTTTCTCATATTCAGAATAAAATAGATATATTCACAAAGAACGACTCGCTAACCTACGATACAGATCATTTTAACACACCAGATGACCTGTATAAACTTATTAACGTGGTATATGGTGGTAAAATAGTGCAAGAGGTCGCAAGTCATAAGTACGACATGATTGTGAACAGCAATTTAACAAAGCCATCTGTAACATATCCTATATATAAAAGAATTGACAACAGTTTGTTTGTAAGTCCAGACAGTATAACAACTACAGTATCAGCTAATTATATCAGAAAACCACAAGATCCACATTGGGGTCACACTATGCTGGCTGGCGATCCTGTGTACAATGAAGATAGCTCTACCGATTTTGAAATTTCAGCTTCAGACGAAACAGAACTTGTGATTAAGATATGCAAGTTTGCAGGACTCAGTATTAGGGAGGCAGATGTTGTTCAGCTTGCTACAAACGAAGAGCAAAATAACTTTGTTAAAGAAAACTCATAAGACATGCCTACAATTGGAACACATATAGATCAAAGAGAATACTATCAAAACAGCGGCACAGAGCCAAGGTCTGACAATTGGGGAACATACCAATATATGTTGTTACAGGACATTATCAACAACTTTTTGTTGACGTATGTAGGTGACGACAAGGTTATTAATAAAGTAGATAGAAACGAGGTTATATTCCACGCCAAAAGAGGTTTACAAGAGCTACACTACGACGCTCTACGTGAAATAAGAGGTTTTGAGGTAGAAATTCCTGCAACACTAAAGGTTCACTTGCCACATGACTTTGTAAGCGCTGTGAAAGTGTCTTACGTGGGCGACAAGGGTCTTACTTATGAAATAAAACAAAACTTCAACACAGCCACTCCAAAGAGTTACTTGCAGGATAATACGCCATTCAAAAATATTTTGATGGACAACGACGACAATGCGCTTACTGGTACTCCTGTTATCGAGCAAAATTGGAAAGATGCGAAATCGAGTGAGGTTAGAGAAGCAGATAGCAACTTAGTAGGTAAAAGGTTTGGGATGGACACAGCCTCCGCATCTAGTAATGGAAGTTATGTGTTAGATAAAGATCAAGGATACATCTTGTTTAGCTCGGATTTAGCTGATAAAAACATTATTATAGAATATGTGTCTGACGGTATGTACGGCTTAGCAGACAGCGAGATCAAAGTACACAAGCTAGCTGAAACATTCATGTACGACTACATGGTATCCAATATACTGAAACAAAAGTTTGGTGTGCAGGAGTATATAGTGCGAAGAGCACAAAAGCAAGCTCTTGCTTCTTTGAGAAACGCGAAAATCAGATTAAGCTCTATCACCATTGGGGATCTCACTAAGATTCTTAGAGGTAGAGATAAGTGGATAAAGTAGTATGAAAATTAAAAATCTATTTTCCACCGGGAAAATGAACAAAGACGTCGATGAACGTCTTATTCCTAGTGGCGAGTTTATTGACGGCTATAATATCAGAGTCTTAAATACTACAGGTTCTGATGCTGGTGCTATAGAAAATGAAAAGGGAAACCTTAAGGTCACGTCTTTAGGACTAGGAAATAACCCTGAATGTATAGGATCGGTATCTGACGAAGGGGACGAAAGAATCTATTGGTTTGTTGTAAATGACCTTGGATATTCCTACGTCTTTGAGCATGATGTAAAAAAAGCTATAACCTCAACTGTTCTTGCTGACGAAAGAGACACAGATGAGCAGATACTAAAGTTTAACAAAGATTATAAGATTACAGGTGTTAATGTAGTTTATAATGCTGCGAAGAAGTCAAAACTGCTTCTTTTTACTGATGGACTTAATCAGCCTAGAATGGTTGATGTCGAAAGAGCAAAAGCATTTGGTAAAAACAATTTTTACGAGGACGATATATCTCTTTACAAAAAGCCTCCGAGAAAAGCACCTGTTGTTGTACCCTTCAATACAGCAAATTCAACAGAGAATGCTGTGCGTGAAAACTTCTTTTCTTTTGGTTATAGATACAGATACTTAGACGGTGGCTACTCTGCACCATCTTCTTTTACATACTTTAAGTTTTTTCCTGGGGAATCAGACGTAGATTTTGCCTCTATGGTTAACCAAGGCATGCAGAATATTTTTAATGGCTACAAAATTACATACGATTCAGGAGACAAAAGGGTTACAGATGTTCAATTGCTTTTTAAGTTTCCAACAGAACCAAACCTTTATGTGGTTGAAAGCATTA